CGGCATCAGGAAGAATGCATTCGTCCACAGTCTGAGGACGATACTTCTCCACCCAAAGGAAATCATTCATTCTAAAGGACGTACAAATTCACGACTAATAATATTAGATGCATGAAGCATCTGCCTCATGTATTCTACACCATCCTGAGGTGTAGTGTGGTCTCCACAAGTAAAGACATCACAAACTGCCATACCCAACTCTGGCCAAGTGTGAATGCTGATATGACTTTCAGCAAGCATTGCCACACAAGTTACACCTTGAGGGTCAAACTTGTGCGAGTTGAGTGCCAGCAGAGTAGACTGACACTTCACACTGGCATGATAGATTACATCCCTAATGTATTGCTCATCGTCAAGAAGAACCATACTACACCCCTTAAGGGTGAACAGGACGTGTCTCATCAGTTGTTAGGCTCCAACGCAATGAAGTATTTGATACCGTCACCTTGGAACAAAGCAACGTTATGCTTGCTGACAGTAACGTTATAGTCACCACCAAGAAGTTTTAGGTTCTCAACTTTAAAACAAAAACAGAACTCATCATCAGTTTCACCAACCTCAACAGAATAGCTGTTAGAGGTATCGTTCTTCTTATCAGTCACACAAAGTTGCATGGTGCCATCATGACCATAAAGACACAGGTCGGGCAGTTGATAAATTGCTGCTGCCTTTGTAAGTTGTCTAAGATGACCTGCATCCAGACGAAACTTCACATCCTCGGAAGGAATAGTAATCTCTTTCTCAGGAGGTTGCGTGATGATATCTGGGTCAGCATAGAAGAACCGAGTCTTAGAGCGTCCAGTTTGGTCACTCACAGTGACGTAATTGGTCTGGGTAGTATCGATCTTTGGCGAATCAAAGAGAGACAAACCGCCAAGGAATACACCCAAATCGTAGATAGAAATTTGCGAATCAAACTGTTCTTCTACATCAGCAATGGCAAGAATGTTCTTGTTGATGCTGAGAGTAGAAACTTGATTGCCAGGTTTGATAACAATGGATTTATTAATTGAACAGAAGTTTCGGAGAACTTCCATGGTGGACTGAGAAATTACTGTCATCGATTGGGATACTCCTCACGTTGGGCATTTTTATCATTGAAGTGTAGCAGCAAAAGTGCATAGTGCAGGATTTTAATAATGTCCCGCCGTGCGCTACCCTTCTTATCGTAGCGAGATGCATACTTCAGGATATTACTCCGACAGAATGCTTCACCATCGCCACAGGATTCAATCAAATCAAGGGTTTGAATACCAGCATCACCAGTAGAATAATGCTGGTTGTAGGTCCCTTGAATATACTGCTTCAGTTCTTCAAGCAGTGCTTCTTCATTGTATTTCATAATCAGAATGGGGCTTCCTCCTCATTGTACTCGGAATCCTCGCCTGCGTCAACCTTTGTGTACAGGTCAAGGAAAGATTGTTTGGTGTCATCATCAAAGCGATTGACACACTTGGTAATCGCATCAAGGCGGTCACCGAAGATTTGATATGCCTGAACAATATGCACCAGGCGACGGGTGGTGATGACCTCATCGACTCCACCGTCAAAGAAAGTTTTACGGATAACACCTGCCCACTTGACAAGGTTCTCTGCAAACTGGTCATCAGCACCAGCGTTCTGCAGAATCTTGGTCTCTACAGTTGCAGTAGGATAGTCCTGCTCAAAGGTCACAGGGAAACGCTCAAGGAATGCTTCGTTCAGGATGTTGGTGCCAACAAAGCGACCATCATCAGAACCTTTACCTTTGGTATTGGCAGTAGCAATTACTGTAAAACCAGAAGCAGGTTGAACATATCGTCCAATCTTCTTCAGAAAAACGCCCTTGCCTTCCAGAACAGATTGCAGACAGAGAATCTTGTTAGAAGCAAGGTCAATCTCGTCTAGAAGCAGCACAGCTCCACGTTCAAGAGCTTCGATGACTGGACCGTTATGCCAAACAGTGTCACCATCAACAAGACGGAAACCACCAATAAGGTCATCTTCATCAGTTTCGATGGTGATGTTGACACGAATCAACTCTCGCTTAGTTGCAGCACAAGCTTGCTCAACAGACATTGTTTTACCATTGCCAGAGAGACCTGTAATGAAGATAGGATAGAATTGACGGGACGCAATAACTTTGCGAACAGATGCATAGTTACCAAACTGGACGTAGGAATCATCTTTTTCGGGAATGTAGTTGGCAGATGAAATAGCAGAGGGTGCTTCGTATGCTTGCTGGATTTCCTGAGCAGTCAGGTTCCACTTACCCCTACCAGATTTATAAGAGTCAAGGCGCTTGCAAGCGGTAGGATATGATACACCAAAGTAATCTGCTGCATTACGAACCTGAACAACATCAACTTCAGGACCGTGCAACTCGGTCAGATGGTCAACCAGATTTGCAGTGGTCAGTTCAGACTTGCGGGGCATTGCTCTCCTCTTGATTACCTAGTAATTATAGCAGAAAACCCCCCCTTTCGGGAGGGTCTGGTGGACAGATGTTCAATTGAACACTGCTGTCACACCCATTACTTTTGCTCCTGGGTTTCTTGCTAGTGCTACCTTTCGAGCATCATCATAATCAACAGCGATTACAACCTCATGAAAAACTGTTCCTGCTTTGTAAAGTTGAACCTTACACTTCATCGTGTAACCTCCCAACCACTTGGACTCTTGATGCTGCTAAAACGCTCAGAAAGACGCAAGATTGCATCAACTTCGTCATGACTAGGTGCTACTGAATTACCAGTAGCATCGGTAAAGAGTGCTTCAATACCACTATAGTCATTGCTTGCTTCAAGTTTTTCTTCTACTGGAGCAGTAGAATTCTGGTTTTTTTGCCAGTGCTTAAAATGCTTTGTAAAGTTTTTATAGGTTGGATACAACTTACCCGCAATCTTTCTGTTAGATTGCAAGTAACGACTAAAACCTTTATCAAAGGCAACTGCAGCGACGTTATACTCTTCGCTGGTTTCATCGCGCTCTAGGCAGTTTTCATCGAAAACTTCACGAATGCCACTAAATTTTTGAACACGTTTGGGGTCTTCCACCAACTTTTTAAGGTTTTCAACCCCACCGTTCTTCTCTGCAAGAGAAAGAAATAGTTGATGGCACTTAGAAAAATCCTTTTTAATAAGTGCCCAAGTGTAATTTTTTCCTGGCACAAGTCGTTCGTTTTTAATCATGTCCCTGTATTTTAAATATTTTGAATAACTGGTGGGTTACGTTCTTGATTATATATGAAAAAAATGCTGATGTCAAGCAATTTGCTCAATGAAGGCATTTAAAATGGTTTTGTTTGTCATCTTAGAACCCATATGCTTTTTGAATGCACGAGTCAGTTCTGCTTTGGTAGCAACTTCTTTCTTTTGCTTTACATCCAAATCTTGAGTGCCAGTTCCGATACCTTGATTAGGCATGTAGAAAGACTCACTGAATCCTGCTTTGTTCTTGATAGAAGCGAAGCGTTCTTTCTTCCACTGCTTGTCAATGGCATCAAACTCATCGTTAGCAAACTCACGAACAAGACGAGTCAAGTCTACTTTAGAACAGATACGAATACCTACCCAGTTGTAGTCAGTGATTTCACGATAGAAGGATACAATCTCCTTGGTAGTTTCATAAGGATGATGTGAGATTTTACGAGTGTATCCAGTCTTAGGGTCACGAAGGAAGAATACTTTTTGACGAGCGTGGCACAGATAAGTGTAACGAAGTTCCTTATCAGAATAACGATACTCTTCGGGGACACGTTGAATGTAACTCATCGGGTTTGCTTCGCCGTCAGTCAAACAAATAACATTGACTTTGCTAACTCGCTCAACTTTCTTCATCTGAGCAACAATCTGACGAGTGCAATACACTGCCTCAGCAAGAGGAGTGCCACCCAAAGTGTATTCCGAGAGGTGATTGAGACGCCAACCATTCATGGCAAAGACTTGAGCATAAACCAGTTGCATAGACTTCTCTAGAGACTTTGCATTCTGACGAGAAGAGAAAAACTCAAGCAGACGGAAATCACAAGAAAGACCCAGTTCGTTTTCACCTTGAGTAATCTCTTCTTTGTAACGGTCTTCATAACCGTAACCAGATTGGAAAGCATATACTCGGAAAGGAATACCTGCTTTCTTACAGAACCAAACCAGGTTGTAAACTTGCTTTAAAGTATCGAGCAACTGGTACTGCATAGAACCAGACCAGTCAAGATGCATCACAAGACCATGATTCTTACCTTCGGGAATGACAGTGACTTTCTTGAAGATGTCTTCCGTCAGTTTGTACTTGAACAGTTTGTTAGTGTCAAGAACACCAGTCTTAGAAGTTGCTGCTCGCTTGTATTCGTCAGCAGACTTCTTCATTTCAAACTGTTTGCACAGATAATTTACAGTTTTCTGAGTGTCTTTCTTAAAAGAAGAATAGTGAGAAAAAGCGTATTGTAAGTTTTTGTTGTAGTAATCTTGGTCATCAGGTGAAGAAAATGCACGACCGTTGAAATGAAAGTTCAGTTTTTCCTGAACAACACCGAAAGGAACGATGTATTCATCAATATCAATATTGGGTGTGGTCAGATAGACCCATTCCTTTGCATTGTCGTCAACCAAAGTCTCAAGTGCCTGAGCAAGTGCTTCGTCAGTTACAGACTCAGTTTCATCAACATCACCACCACCTTCATAAGAAGGAACATCTAGTTGAGCAGGGTCGGAGGCGGAGTCAGACTCTTGCTGCTCAGATTCTCCGTCATCGGTGCTTTCAGTTTCACCCTCACTATTAGTAGGAGATACTTCTTCTTCACGGTCTGCTTGCTGCTGACCATTCTGAGAGGGTGGCATTACCATTGCCTCTTTTTCTTCTTGCTTCTGATTAGCATACTCCCAAAGTTCTTTGGCGAGTGCAACGACATCAGCAAACGTTTTAGTTTTAGATGCACGACTGACCCATACCAACTCTTCGTCGGCAAATGGAATATCTGGATTACCCTTGAAGTAAAGATTGATACGGTCAATCAACGAAAGGGAAGCAAGGTTATCATTCTTCACCCCGAAGAAATCTTGCTCCCACAGTTCGCGGTAACCTTCAAAGAAGGACTTACGAAGACCAGGGTAGGTCACCTTCATCATACGCTCAATGCGAGCATCCTCTAGAACGTTCATGAATGCCTTAGAAGCACCCTTGTAGTCCTCGTTAGGAGTATAGAGAGCGTGACCGACTTCGTGCCCAACCAGGAGGTCGTAGACGGTGTTAGAAGCGGTCTTCCAGATAGGAAGAATGAGCAGACGCTTCTCAACATCAAAGCAGGCAGTGCTGACCTTACGGTGCTCAACCGTCAGATTCTCGGTAGCAAGCAGTTTGGCAAGAGTGCCCTTGACTTCCTGAGTGTTCATCCGTCTCCGTTGGTTACCTGCATATTATAACAGAGGTGCTTGGCATTCGGCAACAGGTGGGACAGTTTTCGCATCGTCCCAATGCCTTACTGCGTTTGCAACAATGGCAACATTAGTGACAAGATAAGTGAAAAATATAAAAGTCCGTAGACCAGCCACTGTA